TAGCAGAAATCAGAGCAAGACTACAGGCAGCAGAGGGCAACAAAGGTGGGCAATCCACCGGTGGAGACAATTCAATTTATCCACATTGGAACATGGAAGAAGGGCAAAGTACAACACTGCGATTCCTTCCCGATGCAAATACAAAAAACACATTTTTCTGGCAAGAACGAGCAATGATTCGTTTGCCTTTCGCTGGCATCAAAGGCGAAGGGGATTCCAAGCAAGTGTACGTGCAAGTACCTTGTGTGGAAATGTGGGGCGAAGCATGTCCTATCTTGGCAGAAGTGCGCACCTGGTTCAAGGACAAGAGCCTTGAAGAAATGGGTCGCAAATACTGGAAAAAGCGTTCATACATTTTCCAAGGCTTTGTGCGTGAGAACCCCTTGGCCGAAGACAAGACTCCGGAAAATCCCATCCGACGTTTCATCATTGGACCACAAATCTTTGCCACCATCAAAGGTGCGCTGATGGATCCTGAACTGGAAGAAATGCCCACAGACACCCTGCGTGGCTTGGACTTCCGCGTCAGTAAGACTGCCAAAGGTGGCTTTGCTGACTACTCAACATCCAAATGGGCACGTAAGGAATCGGCACTGACCGAAGCCGAACAGGCTGCAATTGCCACACATGGCTTGTTTGACTTGAGCACATTCCTGCCCAAGAAGCCTGGCGATGTTGAGTTGAAGGTGATCAAAGAGATGTTTGAGGCATCAGTTGACGGACAACCTTACGACACAGAACGTTGGGGTCAATACTTCCGCCCTGCAGGTGTGCAAGCACCTGGTGGTGCCGGAGCCGCACATGCGGATGAGGATGCCCCTGCACCAGCAGCCAAGCCTGCACTCAAAGTGGCCGCACCTGCACCCGCAAGCGACTTTGACGAAGACGACACACCTACAGCAGTGGCACCAGTGGCCCGGCCTGCAGCCTCAGGACAAAATGCCCAGGATATCCTGGCCATGATCCGTAGCCGTCAAGCCAAGTAATTGACAGCAATCACACAGAGGGGGTCCCCCTCTGTGTTCTTTAAAAATAATAGGTGATTCATGGGTAAACCCTTTGACGTTTCAAAATTCCGTAAAGAAATTACAAAATCAATCGATGGACTAAGCATCGGTTTTAACGATCCTACAGACTGGATTTCAACAGGCAATTATGCACTAAACTATTTGATCTCAGGCGATTTCAATCGCGGTATTCCCTTAGGCAAGGTCACAGTGTTTGCTGGTGACTCGGGCGCAGGTAAATCGTACATCTGTTCAGGCAACATTGTGAAGAACGCACAAGAGCAAGGCATCTTTGTGGTGCTGATTGACAGTGAAAACGCACTTGACGAAGACTGGCTCAAAGCCTTGGGTGTGGACACCAGCGAAAGTAAACTGCTCAAGTTGAGTATGGCCATGATTGATGATGTTGCCAAGACTATTAGTACATTCATGAGCGACTACAAAGCCCTGCCCGAAGGCGAGCGTCCCAAGGTCATGTTTGTGATTGACTCACTGGGCATGCTGTTGACTCCCACAGACGTGAACCAGTTTGACGCTGGTGAAATGAAAGGTGACCTGGGTCGTAAACCCAAAGCACTTACAGCATTGGTGCGTAACTGTGTGAACATGTTTGGTAGTTACAACGTGGGCTTGGTTTGTACCAACCACACATACGCAAGTCAGGACATGTTTGACCCTGATGATAAAATCAGTGGTGGTCAAGGTTTCATTTACGCCAGTTCAATTGTGGTGGCCATGAAGAAGATGAAGCTGAAAGAGGATGAGGACGGCAACAAAGTGAGTGACGTCAACGGTATTCGTGCAGGCTGTAAAGTTATGAAAACCCGCTATGCCAAACCCTTTGAAGGCGTACAGGTCAAGATTCCTTACACCACAGGCATGAGCCCTTACAGTGGCCTAGTGGACTTGATTGAGAAAAAAGAAATGCTCAAGCGTGAAGGCAACAGCTTGGTGTTTACCACCAGTGAGGGCGAAGTTATCAAGAAGTTCCGCAAAGCATGGGAAAAGAATGATGATGGTTGCTTGGACAAGGTCATGATTGACTTCAAGAACATCAAAACTGAGGTAAGTACAGCCGACGCAACGGAGGAATAAAATGTCAACAGAAGTAGCAAGCGAAATTTGGGGCGAACTAAAAAGATATGTCAACGTGGTAGATCGTATAGATGCTGCCGAAAGCATTGTGTCTATCCTTATTGACCATGACCATGACGTTGAAGAAATCCGGGAAGCCTTCAAAGGTGATTCAGACATCAAGAAAGCCCTGACTGCATATTTGGACAATGACAAAGACTATGCAGAAGAAGAAGAAGAAGATCTGGACGAAGAGGACAACTACAATCAAGAAGATGACTACTGATAGAGATTACTATTGCAGAAATAAATTTACTTTTTTGAAAATTGATGTAGAACAAAAATCTACGTATAATTGTCATGCTGCCACGCCACATGCAATTGACATAAAATGGCTGCAAAAAAATCCTGGAAATCTTTTCAACACGAACATCAATGTAAGTGAACGAAAACTCATGTTGGAAAACAAACGCAATTTCAGCTGTGAACAAAATTGTTATCGTGCAGAAGATGTGGGTGCTGTGGGTCCAAGGATACTCGAAGGGGGACCAGTGCGCACCCATTTTGATCCAATTGCAACTCCAGAGTGGATTGACATCAATCTAACCAGCAATTGTAATCTCACCTGCACCTATTGCTCCAAAGTTTACAGCACTGCCTGGCGACAAGATCTTGTCAAGCATGGGGATTACATTGAACTTGATAATTCAGCACATCATAAACTAATGTCCATGGACAAAGTTGTAAGCAAGTTAAGTCAATCAGAAAAAAAACAATCAGCGCAAACTGAAATAATTCTAGATGAGTTTGTGTTGTTGTCAAAAACAACAAAAAACATAGCCATCACTGGCGGCGAACCATTATTAAATAATTCGCTATTTGAATTGATAGAACTAGTAAAAGATGTACCAACAATAAAAATTTTTTCAGGACTTGGATTGTCCCAGCAACGGTTTGACAAAATAATTGATAAATTACAACACTATCCCAATGTGTTGATATGCATCAGTGCAGAGAACGTTGGCGATTTATACGAGTTCAATCGATACGGCACTAGTTGGCAAGACACAAAACTTATGTTGGAAAAAATAAAATCAACAATGCCAACAATGCCCATGCTACATAGCACTTTGTCTTGTTTGACCATACACGGATTTCCAGAATTTTTAAATCAATACTCTGACTGGACACGAGAAATTGATGTAGTACATGTTCCTACCTTCATGCCAATGAATGTTGTTGATGATGAATCAAAAGAAAAAATTATTCAGGACTTGCATAAACACGAGTTTAAAAACAAAGACTATATTATTTCTAGTTTAAAAATTGATCCAACAGAACAACAGCGACAACATCTTAAAAGTTTTTTACAACAATTTTCAGTTCGTAGATCTCTAAATCTTAATATATTTCCTGAATCTTTTTTGAAATGGTTGGACATACATGTGGTATAGTAAAGTAGTAGCAGATCTTAGCAACATACCTGATTTCATTGCACACTTTGAATCAGAGTTAACTGATGCCAAACGTGACTGCAAGATCGGCGGACTTGTGGAGAAGAATATCACTGCCTTACCAGGCATCACCGAGCACAGGTTCAATCAGCTACAAGAAATTGAAGCTGTGTTGAACTTTCTCAACATTCAACTGAGAAAGATACGCACCCGCCATTTCAAGAAATATCTCGAAGGCTATGCTCGTGCCCTAACTGCACGTGACGCAGAAAAGTATGTGGACGGTGAAGAAGAAGTTGTGGACTTTGAAACCATTATCAATGAAGTGGCACTGCTACGCAATCGGTGGTTGGGCATCATGAAGGGCTTGGACACCAAGCAATGGCAAATGGGTCACGTGGTTCGACTACGCACAGCCGGCATGGAAGATATTACGGTATAACATGACCGACCAAGAACGGTGGCAAAGAGATCTGGAAGAAATGGAAATCTTTTTTCTCTTGTTCTTTTTTGAAGCCTGGGTGGCATTCTGGTGGTTGGTACATCGTTCATATATAACACTATGACAGGAATGTACAAAGAACTTTTGCCCAAGTATGACTTGGTCCACAATTTTGTAACCAAATACCAACCTTGGAGCCTAGTAGATTGGGGGTGTGCAAATGGCAATCTTCTCAACCGTGTGGCGGCAGATTTCCCCAGTATTCAAGAACTGGCGGGCTATGATCCTGGCAATCCTGCTTATGATGTTGTGCCTGCTGGCACCTATGATTGCCTGGTCAGTTGTGATGTGATAGAACACTTTGAACCTGAACTGCTGGACGAGTCGCTGAAACTCATGCAAAGTAAGTTTTCTCGTGCTGCCTTCCTAATCATTGCTTGCTATCCTGCAAAGAAACGATTACCGGATGGGCGCAATGCACATCTAATTGTGGAAAATGCTGATTGGTGGATGCAACGAGTCAAACAACAGTTTGATCAATGCACGGTTGTATGGTCAGAGGCTGTAAACTTCACCGCCAATACAGCAAAGAACCCTAATGGTAGTCCTGAACTGCGTTTGATACTTGAGCATCAAAATATGCGCAGATAAATATCTGCATGGGATCTCATAGACACTACCTTGATGTAGACAAAACATTTAAAAATGGCAACAGAATAGATTTTTTTAGGCCCTTTATTGAAAATAAAAAAGTCTTGCATGTGGGCTACTCTGATTGGCCAAAGATCAAAGTTCATAAAAGTCTACATCTACAGATTGCACCTTTGTGTGCAAGACTAGATGGATTAGATTATCATGCGGCAGAAGTTCTACGTGTGCCCAATGGCGAACTCTACAGTAGTTGGGATCAGATATCTGATGTGTATGATACTATCTTGATACCAGAAGTGATCGAGCATGTGGACAATGTGCAAAGTTTTTTACAGCAAGTTGATCAATTTCAGGGCGTGGTAATCATCACAGCACCGGATGCTTACTTGTTGCACCAAACTAATTTTAAAGAATTAGACGATGGAAAATTTTACGAACTAGTGCATGCTGATCACAACTGTTGGTATTCACCTTTTACACTGTCAAACACTATAAACAAATACAGTCGTCGACGAGTGAAATCTTTGCATTGGCTCATGAATCAATCCATAGCCGCAGTGTGTGAATAAAAATAATCAAGGACCGCCATGAAAGCAGTAATATATCACGCCACAGTTAACTTTAGAGAATTTCAACCTGGCAGCGAAGATTTTCCAGATGACATCTACGAACAACTGTTTGCTGGAGCAAGAAAAAATCTAGCATATTTTGACATCCCTCTAGTGCATTTAACAGTAAACGGTCATCCGGGATGGGGAGACGAAAATGTTTATTTTGATGGTGATCCGCAAAATGTTGTGTACAATAGAGAACTGTTCTTTGCTGAATATTTAAAAACACAAGCAGATGATCAAGTGTTTTGGTTGACAGAACCAGACGCAAGACTCATGCGTGATTTTCCTGAACTGCCTGAAGATTGTGATCTCGCACTGTTGCGTAGACGAGATGTTATTGCAATCAGTCCTTGGTGGCGACTGGCCCGCCGCAGTAGTGTACCATTTTTTGAACAGGCATTACAATATTTTGATCAGGATAAACTGACCTGGCACGGTGATTCCTGGGCTTATGTTAAAATGTGGGAACTCATGGGACGGCCAGACATTGGCAATGAGCACAGTTATGTTGATTATAACAATATGAAAATAGAACTACGACATTACAACAACTACAGCAGTGCAAAAAGCACTTATGTAAGACAATGGAAAAGCACCAACAAACGCAAGCTGCTTGATTTAGACAATAAACCTTGGATGCCAAAAATAAGTGATTGTGAAAATACTAGCCTATAAATATTCACATGAAAATAGTAATAGTCACAGGCGGGTTCGACCCGCTACATTCTGGGCACATTGCCTACTTTGAAGCAGCCCGAGCCTTGGGAGACAGACTTGTGGTTGGTATCAATAGTGATGAATGGCTCACTCGTAAAAAAGGGCGGCCATTCATGCCTGCTGCTGAACGCAGAGCCATTATTGAAAATCTACGCATGGTAGACAAAGTAATAGAGTTTGACGATGCTGATAACACTGCTATAGATGCCATACGTGTGGCTCGAGCGCATTACACTGTGCCTAGAACCCAGTTCATATTTGCCAATGGTGGAGATCGCACAGCCAACAACATTCCTGAAATGGTGTTTGATGATGTGCGGTTTGAATTTGGTGTAGGCGGCGAGAACAAAATGAATTCTAGTTCATGGATACTTACTGAATGGAAAACGCCTCGAACTGATCGTGCCTGGGGATACTATCGTGTGTTGCACGAGGTAGGTGCCAACACCAAACTCAAAGAACTTACAGTGATGCCCAAGACATGCTTGAGTATGCAACGACACGACAGTCGTGCAGAGTTTTGGTTTGTGGCCGAAGGTGCGGCCACAGTGTATACCTTGGATGAGGCCAGCACTGATCAAGAAGTTAAATGCCAATTAACCATGCATGAACATACATTTATCAAGACTAACGAATGGCATCAGTTGTGTAATGAAACTGACAAACCACTCAAGTTGATCGAAATACAATACGGCGATCGCTGTGTTGAGGAAGATATTGAACGTCGATGAAACCCATTCCTGTGTTTGTGGGATACGATCCTAGAGAAGCGGTGGCATATCATGTGTGTGTGAACTCAATCATCAGACATGCTAGTCAACCAGTGGCAATTGTTCCTGTGGCCCTGAACTTGTTTCGAGACTACGATGAAACACACACTGACGGCAGTAATCAATTTATCTACAGCCGCTTCCTTGTGCCACACTTGATGGACTATCGAGGGTGGGCCATCTTCATTGACGGTGACATGATCCTGCGTGATGACATTGTAAAACTATGGAATTTGCAAAACGTTGTCAAGGATGTCATGGTAGTCAAACACGACTACAAAACACGCATGGCTGAAAAATATCTTGGCAGCAAGAACGAAGACTATCCACGCAAAAATTGGTCAAGTGTGATCTTGTGGAACTGCAATAGTTTTCCCAATCGCAAACTAACACCTGAGTTTGTGCAACGGTCAACAGGTGCAGAACTGCATAGATTCACCTGGTTGGACGATGAGCGTATTGGTGAATTACCCCCGGAGTGGAACTGGTTGGATGTCGAATACAACCACAACCCCAATGCCAAACTGGTACACTACACCTTGG